TTTCGAAGTGGTCGTCGCTGAGGGCCTTCAGGCGCTCCAGCATCACGTCGATCTCGGCCTTGGCGGCGATGAAGGCGTCGAGGGCTTTGGAATTGTCGCTGGCGCGGCGAGTGGTCATGGCGGGGCGTCCTTCGCTGAGTTGGATCGTTTCCTCGCGATCAGACTCGCTCTATCGCGCTGTCCAATCAACTGAATACCAAGCGATATCATGAGCTTGATCGGATTATCTGCGCCATGAAAGGCATGAGCGAACGCGAGTACGCGGCCCATTCCGGCCTGTCCCGCGGCGGGGTGCAGAAGGCGCGGAAGAACGGGCGGCTGGTGGTCCATGACGATGGGTCGATCAACGCCGCGGCCTCGGACGTGCGGCGGGCGGAGATGACGGACCCCGACCAGCAGCGCCGCAGCCTCGGTGGGGATGGACTGACCAGCGGCCCCGGCGACACGACGTCTTACATCAAGGCCCGCACGGCGCTCACGGTTTACGCGGCGCAGGAACGCCAGTTGGCCGTGCAGAAGAAGAAGGGCGCGCTGGTCGACCGGGCGCGGGCAGAGACCCTCGTCTTCCGCCTGGCGCGGCAGGAACGGGATGTCTGGGTCACCTGGCCCGGACGGGTGGCCGCGCTGATGGCGGCGCAGATCATGGCGGAGGTGGAACGGCAATCCGGGGCATCGGTGACGATCGAGACCGCGATCATGCAGAGGGTGCTGGAAGCCCATGTCCGCGAACAGCTCGACGCCCTCGCCGACCTCCGGGTTTCCCTCGGATGACGATGATCTGACCGAAGGCCTCGACCTCGGCTTCGACGGCGCCGAGGACCTGCTGCGGGTCTGGCGGCAAGGCCTGCGCCCCGACCCGAACCTGACTGTCTCGGAATGGGCGGATCAGCATCGCTGGCTGTCGTCGCGGGGCGCGGCGGAACCGGGACGCTATCGCACCGCTCGGGCGCCCTATCTGCGCGAGATCATGGATGCGCTGTCGCCCGGGCATCCGGCGCAGCGCATCACCTTCATGAAGGCCGCGCAGGTCGGGGCCACGGAAGCAGGCAACAACTGGATCGGCTTCGTCATCCACCACGCACCAGGGCCGATGCTGGCGGTGCTGCAGAGCCTGGAGCTGGCGAAGCGCACCTCGCGGGGCCGTCTTGATCCGCTGATCGCGGACAGCCCGGCGCTGCGCGAACGGGTCAACCCGGCGCGGTCGCGCGATGCCGGGAATTCGATGCTGTCGAAGGAATTTCCGGGCGGCATCCTGGTGCTGACGGGCGCGAACAGCGCGACCGGCCTGCGGTCGATGCCCGCGCGCTATGTGTTTCTGGACGAGGTCGACGCCTATCCGGCCTCGGCCGACGAGGAAGGCGATCCGGTCACACTGGCCGAGGCGCGGACGACCACCTTCTCGCACCGGCGCAAGGTGTTCATGGTCTCGACGCCCACGATCCGGGGGCTGAGCCGGATCGAGAGGGAGTTCGAGGCGTCTGACCAGCGGCGCTACTTCGTGCCCTGCCCGCATTGCGGCGCGATGCAATGGCTGCAGTTCGACCGGCTGCGCTGGGCGAAGGGGAAGCCTGAGACCGCCGCCTATCACTGCGCGGGCTGCGAACTCCCCATCGCCGAGCACCACAAGACGGAGATGCTGGCGCGGGGCGAATGGCGAGCGACGGCCGTGTCCGCCGATCCGAAGGCCAACGGTTTCCATCTCTCGGCGCTTTACTCGCCGCTCGGCTGGAAGAGCTGGGCTGACATCGCCCGCGAATGGCTGGCGGCCCAAGGGTCCGAGGAGAAGCTGCGCGCGGCGCGCAACACGCTTCTGGGCGAGACATGGGTCGAAAGCGGCGACGCGCCGGAATGGCAGCGGCTGGCGGATCGGCGGGAGGCGTGGAAGCCGGGCACGGTGCCCATGGCCGGGCTGTTCCTGACGGCCGGTGCCGACGTCCAGAAGGACCGGATCGAGGTCGATGTCTGGGCCTGGGGCCGCGGACTGGAAAGCTGGCTTGTCGATCACATCGTCATCTCGGGCGGGCCTGACGATCCGCCAGCATGGGACACGCTGACGGCCCTTTTGGGACGGTCGTGGCAGCACACCAATGGCGCCTTCATGACCGTGGCACGGCTTGGCGTCGATACCGGTTACGAGGCCGCGGCGGTCTATGGCTGGTCGCGCAAGGTCGGGTTTGAACAGGTCGCACCCCTGAAGGGCCTCGAAGGATTCAACCGGTCGGCGCCGGTCTCGGGGCCGACCTTCGTCGACGCTACGATCGGCGGAAAACGCCTGCGCCGCGGCGCCCGGCTCTGGTCGGTCGCCACGGCGACGTTCAAGACCGAGACCTATCGCTTCCTGCGGATCGAACGGCCGAGCGACGAGGATCGCGCGCTGGGCGTTCTCGATGCGCCGGGGACCGTGCACATCCCAGGCTGGGCGGACACCGAATGGCTGAAGCAGCTGGTGGCCGAGCAGCTGGTCACCATCCGGAACAAGCGCGGCTATGCCCACCAGGAATGGCAGAAGATGCGCGAGCGGAACGAGGCGCTGGACTGCCGGGTCTACGCCCGTGCCGCGGCGTGGATCCTCGGTGCCGATCGATGGGACGAGGCCACCTGGCGACGGCTGGAAGCGCAAGCGGGCGTGGAAACGCGGCTGCCGGTGGCGGTCGCCGCGGCCTCCGCACCACCCGACCCGGCCCAACCCAAGGCCGGAACCCTGACCGCGCCGCGCCGGAGACGGCGGACCTATACCCCGAACTTCATGAGGGACTGATGGAACTCGGCCGCATGCAGGCCCTGCTCACGGCACTGCAGGAAGCCCGCTTCGCCGGGCTGCGCAGCGTCAGCTATGACGGCAAGACCGTGACGTATGGGTCGGATGCCGAACTGGCGGCGGCCATTCGCGATCTCGAAGCCCGGATAGCGGCGGCCAGCGGCAGTTCCGCCCGGCGTCGCCGCTGGGGCACCGTCGCAACCAAGGGTCTATGACCATGGTTCTCGACGCCTTCCGGCAGCGCCTCGGCAGCATCATCGGCGGGTTCGACGCGGCGCAGTCCCACCGCCGCATGCGCGGCTTTCGCGCCACGCGGGCGCATGTGAACACGCTGATCGCGGCCTCAGGCGAGACCATCACCGCCCGGGCGCGCTGGCTCGTGCGCAACAACGGTTATGCCGCGAATGCCGTCGATGCCTTCGCGAACCATGTGGTCGGTGACGGCATCAAGCCCTCGTCGAAGATCGCGGAGGCGGCGAAGAAGGAGGAGTTGCAGAAGCTCTGGCTCGCCTGGACCGACGAGGCGGACGCCGAGGGGCTGACCGACTTCTTCGGCTTGCAACGCCGGGCGGCGCGGGAGGTGTTTCTGGCGGGCGAGGTCTTCCTGCGCATCCGCACGCGGCGGCCGGAAGACGGGCTGACCGTGCCCATGCAGCTGCAGATGCTGCCCTCGGAAATGCTGCCCCAGGACATGACCCGCGTCCTCTCTGGCGCGGGATCGATCCGGCAGGGCATCGAGTTCGACGGCATCGGGCGCCGCGTGGCCTATCACTTCCTCCGCCGCCATCCGGGCGATCTGACCGATCCGGGGCTGGTGGGTGAGACGGTGCGGGTGCCCGCATCCGAGGTTGTCCACATCCTCGACCCAGTCGAGGCGGGCCAGCTGCGGGGCGTGTCGCGCTTTGCCGCGGCCGTGGTGAAGCTCTTCACCCTCGATCTCTACGACGACGCGGAACTGGAGCGGAAGAAGACCGCGGCGATGTTCGCAATGTTCATTACCTCCCCCGCGCCCGAAACCGCCCTCGATCCGGCCGAGGACGATCTGGAAGTGGAACCGGGCCAGGTGGTGCGCCTCGACCCGGGCGAGGATGTCACCACGCCGTCTACCCCGGATTCTGGCAGCACCTATGAGCCTTTCCAGTATCGCACGCTGCTGCAGATCGGTGCGGCGCTGGGCGTGCCCTACGGCTATCTGACCGGCGACACCGCGAAGGGGAACTTCTCGAACACGCGGATCGCGCTCGTCGACTTCCGTCGCCGCATCTCGGCCTTCCAGCATTCGGTGATGGTCTATCAGCTCTGCCGTGCCGTCTGGACGCGCTGGATGGACATGGCCGTGCTGGCCGGTGCCATCGACCTTCCTGGCTATGCCACCGACCGGCGGCACTACCTCGCCTGCGACTGGCTCCCCACCAAATGGGACTGGATCGACCCCGCCAAGGACGCCGCGGCGGAAATCCTGCAGATCGAAGCGGGCCTGAAATCCCGCACGCAGGCCATCGAGGAGCGGGGATACGACGCGGAGCAGGTCGACCGGGAAATCGCCGCAGAAAGGAAACGCGAGGCGGAGCTGGGTCTCGACTTCCGGCGGCCAGGATCGCCCGCACAGGCGGCTAGCGCGCCCAGCGCGCAGAATGGCCGAACCGAAAGGCCGGAGGACACTGATGCCGCAGAGGATGGCGAGGACCCGGAACCCCGGCCTGCGGAGGACGCATGATGCATCACACCCAGATCGCCCAGCGCGTCTTCAACACGCCGCTGATGGTCGATCCGGCCAAGGCGCTGGCCTTCCTGACCGGGCTTGGGCCGCGGATCACCGGCAGGGAAATCAGTGTCGATGGTCTGCAGATCACGGCCGAAGACCAAGCCAGCGCCACCCTGCCCGCCCAGGCGTCTTTGTTCGGTGATGACCTGACCAACCGCCAGGCACGGAACGGCGGCCAGCCCTTCGCCGTGGTCGACGGGATCGCCGTCATCGAAATTGCGGGCACGCTGGTGCATCGCGGGGCATGGATCGGGCAGTCGTCGGGTCTCACCTCCTATGAAGGGATCGCGGCGCAGCTGCAGGCGGCGCTTGCCGATCCTGCAATCCGCGGCATTGCGCTCGATATTGACAGCTTCGGTGGCGAGGTGGCCGATGCGTTCGATCTGGCTGATCGCGTCCGGGCCGCGCGGCAGGTCAAACCTGTGCAGGCCTTCGTCGCCGATCACGCCCTCTCGGCCGCCTATGCGCTGGCCTCCCAGGCTGACCGGATCATTCTGCCTCGCACCGGCGCGGTCGGCAGCATCGGCGTTGTGGCCATGCACAGCGACATGAGCGGGTCGCTCGACCAGAAGGGTATCGCCGTCACGCTGATCCACGCCGGGGCCCGCAAGGTCGATGCCAATCCGTACCGGCCCCTGCCCGAGGCGGTCCGTGACCGGATCGCAGGCGAGCTGGAAGACCTGCGCCAACTCTTCGCCGAGACCATCGCCAAAGGTCGTGGCGGCCGCCTCGACACATCGCAGGCGCTCTCCACCGAGGCCGCCGTCTTCCGCGGCGAGGCCGCTGTCTTTGCCGGTCTTGCCGATGAGGTGGCCGATCCGGTCACCGCCTTCCGCGCTTTCGCCGCCGCTCCCCGCGGCACATCCACCCCCAAAGGAAAGGGCCTGATGATGACCACTGCCCCCGAAGATCATGCGCAGCTTCCGGCCGCGCCTGCTGCCGTCACCCCGCAGGAACCGGCCCCGCCCGCGGCAGTCGCGCCACCGCAAACCACGGCGGTCGCGATGTCGCCCGAAGCCATCCGCTCCGAGGCGGCCGAGGTCGCGCAGGTCTGCGCGCAGGCAGCCCGGCTTGGTGTGCAGATCGATGCCGCCGATGCCGTCGCGAAGGGCGTGAAGCCTGAAGCGCTGCGCGCCAAGGTGCTGGCCGACCTCGCCGCCCGCAGCGATGCTGCAGGGATTATCGCCACAGCCCCCGCCGCGGGCACCAAGGAAAGCCCCATCGTCACGGCCGCCAAGAAATCCGCCGCCGCCTTGCGCTGACGCGCACCGCCCGGATCGGGCGCCCCATCCCCCCAACATCCTGGAGACTGAACCATGCCCGTCCTGACGGAACCGCCCAGCATGGGCGATGTCCTCAAATACGAGGTCAACCCGAACTACACCCGCGAGGTGATCACCCTGCAGCTTGGCCTGTCCTATCCGGCAGGGTCGGTCCTGGGGCGCATCACGGCCAGTGGCAAGTACACCCTCTCGCCCGCGACCGCGGCCGACGGTTCGCAAACCGCGGTCGCCGTCCTCCTGTACCCGGTGAACGCCACGCTCGCCGATGCTGTGGGCATCGTGGTCACTCGCGGCCCCGCCATCGTCTCGCGCGCCGCCCTTGCCTACGAGGCCACCGTCAACGACGCGGCCAAGATTGCCGCCAAGATCACCCAGCTGGCCGCGGTCGGCATCATCGCCCGCGACGGCGTCTGACGCCGCTCACCCGGCCGCGCCAAATCCTTCATCCCCCGGAGCACCCCATGACCCTCGTCCGCAATCCCTTCGACGCTGGCGGCTATTCGCTGGCCGAGATGACGCAGGCCATCAACATCCTGCCCAACCTCCACACCCGCCTCGCCCAGATCGGCCTCTTCCGCTTCGAAGGGGTCAGCCAGCGGTCCGTCATCATTGAGCAGTATGAAGGCGTCCTGAGCCTGCTGCCCTCCGTCCCCCTCGGCGGCCCCGCCACGGTCGGCACGCGCGAGGGCCGGTCCATGCGGTCCTTCGCCCTGCCGTGGATCCCGCATGACGATGTCGTCCTGCCTGCCGACATCCAAGGCGCCCCCGCGCTGGGCGGCGCCTTGGACGCGGCCGACCCGCTCGTCGAGGTGATGAACCGCAAGCTCCTGCTGATGCGCCGCAAGCATGCCCAGACCCGCGAATACATGGAGATGAACGCTCTGCGCGGCATCGTGAAGGATGGGGCGGGCACCACCCTCTACAACTACTTCACCGAGTTCGGCTTGGCACAAATCTCGGTCGACTTCGTGCTGGGCACGGCCGGAACCAACGTGCAGGGCAAGGTCCGCGAGGTGCTGCGCGCCATCGAGGACAACCTCCTGGGCGAGGCCATGACCTCGGTCCATGCGCTGGTCAGCCGGGAGTTCTTCGACAAGCTGATCGCCCATCCGAAGACCGAAGAAGCCTACAAGTTCTATGCCTCGACCGGCGCGCAGCCCCTGCGCGAGGACGTCCGCCGCAACTTCCCCTTCGGCGGCATCCTCTTCGAGGAGTATTCCGGCACCGTCACCCTCTCGACCAAGGCCACCGAACGGCTGGTCCCGGCGAACGAGGGCATCGCCTTCCCCTTGGGCACGATGGACACCTTCACCACCTATGGCGGCCCGGCGAACCTCCTGGAAACCGCCAACACCATCGGCCTGCCGCTCTACGCCCGCCAGCATCTCGACGAGAAGGGCCGATGGATCGACGTGATGACCGAAGCCTCGATCCTGCCGGTCAACAAGCGACCCCGGCTGGCGATCCGCCTGCACACGTCGAACTGACGGACCCACCGATGTCCGTCTTCGCCGCCGCCATGGACCGCATCTTCACCCATGCGTCCATGGCGGCCCTCTGGATATCAGCCACCACCTCCGAGGAACGTTCGATCCGCATCATCCGCCGCGCGCCCGACCACGTCACCGACTTCGGCGCGGGCCGGTTCGTCAGCGACACGACCGTGGTAGATGTGCGCGTGGCCGACCTGCCAGCCCCGCGCCCGGGCGATATGATCGTCATCGGCGCGGACAGCCATGTGATCCAGGGTGAGCCACTGCGCGACCGCGAACGGCTG